TCGCACAACATTGATGAAAGTGATAAGTTCATCATTTGTGTTGCCGATAATAATCTTAAACGCTGCATATAACTTGTCTCTAAAATACGCTGGTGTCGATGACCTAGCGGTTTCAAGACCCATGATCTTCATCTTGGGTTCTTTATATCTAACCCCCTCACTGTCCCAAACGTTGAGAATGTAACGCTTCTTTGCAGTCCAGATACCACGATCAGCGATGTTCTCACGCTTCATACTCATCTTTTGTTCATACGCCGATACATACGACGCAAGTTCTTGATATGAACGTTCGATAAAAGGTTCCAGTTTCTCTTCACAGATCTTGTCAAGTAAACCAACAACTGCTGCTTTATCACCAGACTTATGACCAAGAAATTTATTAACAAGAGGTCCGAGATTAAGATAGATTGAGTCAGTGTCGGATGCAATGACATAATCCTCCTTTTCAGTGGAGAGCAGTTTATTTAGGTATTCATTCATGCGGTTTTCAATCCAACGAATTGATACCTGACCTGAAAGAGTAATAGCTTCTGCATTAGCAAGACGATAATACCTGAAGTGTTCGTTGCCGATAGCACCATAAGCAGAGTTCAAAGAGATCTTCTTTGCCATCTGAATATTATTACAACGGGCGATCTCTTTCATGAGTTCAACAGTAGGAGTCTTCTCGTACTGTTGCTTTGCTTTGATCATCCGCTTCTTGAAGATGACACGAGAGTCATACATCTTCTTCATCATCTGAGGAAGAAACCCATGCTTCTCTTTTGTGTACTGTGCGCCATTAGCACACACAGCATACTCGCCGTCAATGTTTATCTCCTTACGAAGTATTCTATCAACCGTAGCTTCTGGATGTCGTTTGTCCTTGAGAGTTTCGGGAGAAATGTTGTACTGCATAATGAGGTGAGGATACAAAGAGTTGAGATCAAAAGACACAACCCAATCATAGAATCCAGGCTTCGGTTCTTTGACATATGCCCCCGCATACTTTTCAGATTTATCGTTTTGTGTCTTAGGAGGGATAGCAATCTTACGCCTAAGAAGTTCACAGTAAATGTAGTTGTCCCACATACGAACCTGTGAGAATACATCCTCATAGTTTACCTTAGCATCATATGCCATGGTGTATGCAAGTTCAATCAACTTCATCTTGTCATCTAGTTGATCTACCAGACGAACGTCATGGATGTTGTAATCAATAAATTTTTGCCAGTCCTTCTCATAGAACTCTTTGAATGTATCAAACTCAGAGTGATCTAGTTTTTTAGATCCAAGTTCAACAAAAGCAATATGATCTAGACGGTAAGATTCTTGGTTAGTATAAGTAAATTTCTTATACAACTCAAGATAGTCTAGAGTAGAAATTCCAAGAGTATCAACTGCTAATTGTTTTCTACCTTTAATATAAATCTCACGTTGAGAAACAAGTTTCCAAGGAGACAATAGCTTTACAAATTTATCACCAAGAATACGTTCAATACGATTACATATGTAAGGCATATCAAACAACTGCACGTTCCATCCAGTAATTACATCTGGAAAATTTTCCTGCCAGTATTCAAGGAATGCACCCAACATACCTTCTTCTGATCGGAAATGCAAGTAGTCCACCATGGGGTCTTTGTTATTGTATGGACGTGCCCCAAACACAATAATTCGACCAGTGAAACTATCCTTTATGGATATAGCAAGGATTTCTTGATCGGCAGTTTCAATATTAGGAAATCCGTTTTCAGCAGCGGTTTCAATATCGATGGTAAATACACGGATCTTTGTGCTGTCAAACTTAAGTTCCTCTTCAGGATGCTGCTCAGCTATGTATTGATATAAAAATCTAGAGTTACCATATATTTTAAATTCCTCTACCTCCTTATACTGTTTTATAAAATCTCTCGCTTCAGTGATAGAACCAAACTTATGTGGTTCCACACAATCTCCTTCTAGTGTACGCCACTCTGAATAATTTTTACTAGGCAAATACAGCGTAGGGTTGAAAGGAACCCTCACGCTGTAACGATTGCCATTCTCATAACCACGCACAAGCAGACGATTACCTGCTTGCTCAACACTAGTGTAAAAATTCATTCAAGACATTCAATATAACGAGCAAGGAGTACCTTGCTTGGGTTGGTCACTACAGTAATGTCAGAAGATCTAACATTAAACTCAGTCTCCGATGAGTGAGTTGCCCAAGGAGTTAGTTGACCTTCACAGTCTACCAGATAAGGTTTGATTAACCACACATCAGGGTCACCTGATAAAGTGTCCCCCTCAGTAGGTTCTACCTGAGCGATGATCCACTCATTCGCTAGCTTCAGCAGGTTCGCTTTCAGTTCCATCAGTTACCTCAAAGAAAATATCTTTTTGTTCAAGTCCGACCTCCTTGAGTTTTTCAGTGTAGTTATCAAGAATATTATTATCTGGATATACAACACTAATAATGTGTTCCCCACTAATTCTATGTTCTTCTACAGGAGAAAAAGGACACCAACGAGTATAGTTGATAGGGATAGTTCCATTTGTATTAACATCTCCAAGTGACAAAACATATGGATATAGCATACGATATCCAACTACTTTTTTATCTTCGTCACGAACATCTCCAAAGAGGCAAAGAACACTCTGACTCGTGGTTAAATTAACAATCCTAATATTGTGATTAGTTCTTAGTGGTTGCTGTTCAGTTTGTTCTGTTGATTCAATTTGCTCAGTCATAATACCTCTGGATTAATAGTTTCACCTTCTTTCTTTTCTTTAATTTTATTTTCATATGCGTTTTGCAATCCTGGTTCAGGAGTGCTAATTGTCATCACACTATCATATGGAATTTTAAATTGCCAATCTGGAGTGTAAGGATTCCATTTACTAAACCTGACTTGGTATTCCATACCATGCTGTTCAGTAAGATATTGGGGAGTGCCATCATCAAGGTTTAAGATGTAAGGTTCTTCCATCAAAAGACAAACACCTTTACGGTCTTCACCTTCTTCATCAAAGATTTCTTTTAACTCAGTAATGATTCGATCTCCCGTTTTCAATGTAACGATAGATACTGCCATAGCTATAAGCGTTTAATTTTATTATACCACCAAAAAAAGGAGGAGTCAACCTGTTTGTTGGCAGGTGCTCCTCGCGGCGACGATATGATTTATTTAGAAGTGTTTTTTACGCTGTTGTTTTTCTGGTAGTTCTTTTTTCAATGTGATTATTAATAGACCATTATTGAATTCTACGGTCTCGACTTCTACATCGTCTGACATCTGCCAGTTACGTGCAAATGTTCTATATGAAATTCCTTTATGTGCGTAATTTTTTTCTTTATCTGCTGGTGCTTTTTTAGCGGATACTGTTAAGACGTTTCGTTCCGTCTCCACATTTAGATCCTCTTCTGAAAATCCAGCAAGAGCGACCTCCAATATTGTTCTACCACCAGGTCCATTAATGACATTGTAAGGAGGGTAGCTTGTTCCTGCTCCAGCAAGAGATTCAAGTCTGTGGAATGTTTCATCGAACCCGAGTGAAAATGGGGAAAGTTGTTGCCATGCATAATTGTTAACCATTGTCCTTAAATAAGCGACGTTTATATGTGACCCGTTAGGCATCACACTCCTATTTAACGATAACAGTTTAAACGTTAATAACGGTTTTCCTTATTAAAAATTGCGGTTTACTCTACCTCTTGTTTCTTACGACCGATATTATATTTGGACTCAAGCGTCCATTCACCTTTCTCCTTAAAGGAGAGAACTTTAATTTGATTGAGTGGTGCTAGGTCAGCAATTTTTTCCTGACTCTCTGTATTAATATTAACCAGTCCCCAGTCAACTAAAAGTTGAACGATACGGTTACGACGTTGTGCATCATTCAAAGAAAAATTTGTGTTCTTGCCATCAAGGGCAAACAACTCTTTGAAGTGTACAATAAAATATCTTCCTTGCTTATGGAGAATGTGGCAGGATTGATAAATCTTTTTTTCTTTACGTGATGCAACACCAATCCTTGTTAATGTTTCTCTCACTTTTAAAAAATCATCTGGTTCATTTAGGACGACTTCAACCATATCGGTTTGTCTCCATTGAATCTCAATTTCACCGCTCATGTTTACCACCTTTACTCAATGCTTTTGTAATATGATTTAATTGATCCTTGGTGAGAATTCTAAGAGCTTGTAGAGCTTTATCGTCATTATAACCATAATACTCTTTTACTAACTCAAGATAGTCAATAGAATCTTTTCGTGCCCAAGGAGAAAAACGTTTCCTAGGTTTCACACTATTTAGTAAAAAATCATACTGTAACTTCTTTGGTAGATGAGGATTCTTATTCAGTTCATTGACATAAAGAATAGTATCAGTAAAAGAAGACAGACATCTGTTAACAATATATGGGGGATACTTTCTCTCAGCATCTATATCGTCATCAAGAATATTCTTTTTGGATTGGTTGATTGAGTAGAGATAGTCTTTCAGTTGGTACATTGTCGTTCCAGTGTCTTACGTTTCCAGCGATGATAAAACAGTTAGTAATTAATAACTGAGTAAAAATGATAGTTCTAATGGTGCATATGATATTATCATATCTCTTAGTTTTATTATCATTGAATGATCCTAAGGAGTATTTCCAGATCTTCCAAAGTTCTTTCATAGATCATTTAAATGTTGCAGTGACGCCCACTACAGTACAACCAGGATTACGAGCAAGAGCGACCTTGCGAGCATCTTGATAATCAACAGCGATCACCTCTTCCTTGAAGACGGTGCCTGCTTTGTATAGGGTGACTTCACACTTCATAATTAAAAAGGACTAGTTCCTTACGAGCTGCTTGATCTGTATTATAACTCCCCACGCTCCTCATGGTGTAAGTGTGTGCAAATTCAGCAGCTGTCCACTCATCGAAACGATCTCTGATAAGTTGTGATGAATTATAAGACACAAGTTGTGGACCAATAAATCGATCACACTTGACAGCAAAATGATCATGGTTAAAACCACTATGCATATTACCTTTCTTACCATAGAGATTAGAACCAATCTCATAAGGAGGATCTAGATAAGTGAAAGCATTCTTATCATCAGTAAGAAGTTGTTCGTAACTGAGGTTAGTGATCTCCCACTTAGAAATCATTCCTGAATATTCAGGGAGTTTATCAATGCCTCGCATCGAGAAATTGCTATCTGACGCTTGCTTGCTGAAGGAACTGGATTCAGTGAGACCAGAGAAAGAGCACTTATTAACAATATAAAAACACACAGCAGCAGATAGGTTGGATGTTGAATCATCGTTTAGTTTCTCCTTAGCTTCTAGAAATAATAGTTTTGCTGATACTGGTTCTGGGTGACGATTCTTGAGTTGGACTAACTGGTCACGAAGTTCTTGTCCTTGATCTTGAAGCACTCGCCAAAAGTTATAGAGTGGTCCATACAAATCGTTTACCCAGATGTTTAGGTGTGGATACCTTTTGCCAATTTCTAATGCTACAGATCCACCACCAACAAATGGTTCACGATACTCAGTGTAATCTTTCAGGTTAGGAATGTACTGAAAGAGTTTACTCAGGGCACGACTCTTCCCGCCTGGATACCTGAGGGGTGTCTTCAATGACTTCAATGTCTGGGGCATGGTATTTAAGGTATTCGCGAAAGATCATTTTCATTTCACGCTCTGTCATTCCACAATGAGCAGCAGCGTGGGGTAGGTTCATTGTAGCATGAAACAATGCTTCATTTGCTTCCTGAACATTTTCTGGTGTTGTTTTGACTTTGGATGTATGCCCAGTGTCTTGCTGATTCGTTTTCAAGTCTTTCAATCATTTCCTCCATCATTAATTGTTTAGGTTCTTTTTCAATAAATTTGAGTAGTGTCATTTGAATTCACAACCCATCATGATCTCTGTTAAACATGCTAACAGGTTGATCTCTTGATCAGGAACAATAGGAATACTGTTCATGTATTTGGCGATGATAAGAACTGCTTCAGGAATAGAAGCAGGTTTCAATACAACATACAAGCTATCGTAAACTTTACGCATCACCATTGTAGGATCGTTGTCCATATTCTGAACAACCCAATTCTTAACATCAGTAAACTTTTTCTTCTTCAAGGACGAAAGTAAAGTGTCAAGATTGACATCAGCAACATCCACAAGAATAGCAGACGTAATAGCACCAGTAGCGGCATAGCGTTGGCACTCATTAATAAGACGCCTCCAGTCAGGATAATAACGCTTAGTAATTTTAGCGAGAACTTTGTCTTCATACTCTACATTCTCGTTAGTAAGAATAGTTTTCAAACGGGTAAAGAACTGACCCTGCAAAGCTACTGCTTGTTCAGGTTTGATTCTAAAATCAACAACAGTGCATCGAGAATGCAACGGTTCAATAATCTTGTTAATGAAGTTGCATGTGAAGATGAAACGACAGTTTCCATGAAACTCCTCTACAGCGGTCCTCAAGGACAACTGAACATCGTTAGTTGTGTTGTCTGCCTCATCGATGATAACGACCTTATGAGACGCTCCAGAGGTCAGAGAGACAGTAGTAGCAAACTGACGGACTCTGTTCCTCACAGTGTCTAGGAAGCGTCCCTCATCAGATCCATTGATCACGATGTAAGAAGCACCAATCTCTTCACACAGCGCCTTAGCAATGGTTGTCTTGCCCACGCCAGCAGTGCCATTCAACAGCAGGTTAGGAAGCTCTCCTTGATTGACGAAACCCTGAAACACTTCTTTGGTGTTAGCAGGAAGGATACAATCTTCAACAATGTTTGGGCGGTATTTCTCCACCCACAAAAACTCTTTGCTCATAATAAATTATTCAAAAATAGGAAGGATGCGTTGTCTCATTTCTTTGAGTTGTTCTAAGTCATTCCCATACTCACCCATGTTCATGTAAACACAATCAATATAGCGTAAATCGTTACGCTGTGCATCTAGAGTAAAGGAATCGCAATACTCAAGAATCTCATATGGTACATCAACTTGCCTGTCATAATCAATAGTCACAATCAAATCCAATCAGGTTTACGTTCTGGAGCACGAAGATAGTTGGTAGCTACCCAAGGTTTAGATGCAATATACATTTTGTACTTGCTGTAGATGTCAACAGTATCATACTTGAATTCATCAGGACCTGCAAAGACAAAAGGTGTATGCATAGTATTGTCTGCTGATGGTAAGAGATGTGTTATCTCTAGTAGTGGTTTAGAACAAGAATGAACTTTACCGTATCTGTGTGTGTACTCAGCACATAGAGAAAGACCATGTGTAAGTAACCACCATGCATTTGCTAGAGAATCATTTGCCCAGATAGTGCAAGGATGATTACGGAATGCACCTTTCTCTGTCTTGTATGGTTGACCATCGTTACGATGTATTTTACCGTAGCTATGACCCCACTCTTCAGAGCAAACAATAGAAAGCATTTGACATGTTTCTAATGGCATCTTGACAACGTGTTTGTCAGGCAAGCACTGTGCTGAGATAGTGGGATCAGGGTCTGTTACAAATATGTTCATAGCAAATGTGATATAGAAATCACTAGGAGGAATGTAATCATAATAACTACATCCCAAGATTTTGTCCTTACGAAGTAAGGAATTGAAATACTATCACCCACTAGTTGTAATGCAACACCAAATGTTGTATTGATATGAAGGATAGTAAAGTAAGCAATAATCACAAGACCACTGCCCAACACTCTCATTGGAACAGTAACGTTCAATTGGGTTCAAGAGCAATGTAGTATGTAAGGTCAACATCATTATTAATCCACTCGGAAATTAGATGCTGAGATACCTTAACAGTATAGTCACCTGGTAGAACACGAATGTTTTCAATCTTGAGATCAAGACTAAAGGTGCCAGTAGCACAACCTGCCACAGTGATATCGTAAGTATTACTGGTATCATTTTCTTTGTCCCTGAGGATAAGTTTGATTTCTTCAGACTCCTTCTCAGAATAGAAAGTAAGATCTGGCAAACTGTAAACAGCAGATGCTTTTTGCAAAGCTACAAGATCATCAGAAGAAAGATTAAACTCTACATCAGAACCAGGAAACTTTACATTTTTTTCTGGAGCAGACTTGAGCGTAATTTCAGGATCCGAAAAATAATACTTAGCAGACTGACGACCGCCACGGATAGAAACAAAATCGCTAGATGTGAATTCCAGTTGAGGATCGTTAAACAGAGAAATACCGCTAAGGAACTGACTGAGATCATAAA